GTTATAAAAATAGATTTACCCTTACCTAGTGCAGAAGTCGTAGCTACTGCTACCTATGCAGCTGTTGCAGCTGTAGCCACTACCACCTTAGCTACTCCTTTATTCGACAAACTAAAGAAACAAATCCAAAAATTCCTACAGAAAAAAGTTGATAAATGGAAGGAAAACCGCCAGAAAAAAAAGGAGTCCTCGGAAAGCTAAAAGATGCTGTAGAGGATAAAGAACATCAAATAGAAGTACTTGGTACATTTGTTAGATTGGGCGTTGTTGTCTGGTCTGGATTTATCATTACAATGAATTACGTGGAGTTACCAATGGTTAAGAAATCAGGTAACTCAGATATCACGTTCGTTGCCAGTGTGTTTACGGGAGCATTGGCAACATTTGGCTTGACCACTGGTAATAAAAATAGTGGCAACAACAAACCCGTAGATTGTCCAATGGTCAAAAAAAAGGAAGAATGAACAAATGGCTTTTACTCTTCCTACTGGCATCACCCACGGTAGCAAGAGCAGAATTAGTTCAACCCAACTTCACCCAAGGGTCGATGAACAGTACAACAACTACAACAATTGATATAGACGAAGAGATCGTAACAACCACCTATGGAGCAGCGTTACAGAAATGGTCGGGAGACAATATAACTCATACCTCAGCAAGCTCAGGAGGCTTAGTAGACGAAGATTCAATCTTTACAATACATACAGCTGGAAGCGACTTCTCTCTAGAAGTAGTCTCAAGAGCAGCCAGTCAGATAATAGAAAAGACAGAGATAGATCGAACTATCGAACAGGAATCTACTACTGTCTCCTTATCAGTCTTCTCTCAATAGCACCAGCTAAGGCATCAGATCCAGAGGTAAACAACACCTCTAATCCCGTTGCTGCAGCGACTGGAAATGTGACCAATCAAGCTGTCCAATTTCAGAATAATGGTGCCCCTAGTAGACAACATTACGGGGGTGCCATCAGCTGTAATGGTGCAACAATGACATTTAGTCCATTCTACATGGGGAATCATACGGTTCCCTATGATGATGTGATGAGTCAGAGAAGTTATACGATAGCTGAGAACTGGGGAGGTCAAGTTAACTTCATGTTTCCTTTGGATCGTAGAGGTTTAGCACAATGCAGACGTATAGCCGCACGACAAGAAGAAAAAATGAGGCTTGATTATGAGCTAGTACGTGTATTGAAATGTGCTGAGCTTCAACGAAAGGGATTCATGCTGGCTGAAGGTACACGTGTATTTGATATGTGTAATGACGTAGTACCTATCGTTGAATACAAAAAGAATAAACAGGCTGCTGTTAAACAGTATCTAAAAAAAGAATGTACTCCTAAAGAAAAGAAATTTCCTTGGAATGAACAGGAGTATGAATGTCCAACAAAACCCACTGATAAAACATGAGTACATTAAGTGATCAAATCGCAGCTAGAGCAGAAAAAGCAAAGAAAGCTGCAAAGAAAAAAACTACTAAGAAAGTAGATGAAAGTTAAAATTGCAATAGTAGCTGTACTATTTCTCGCTGGAGCATGTGGAGCACATAAGGTAAATCAATTCAGAAGCTCACCCTCTGGTCAATTAATAGAAACACTACAAGAACGTAAACAACTAATTGAACAGGTAACAAAATCACCAACTATACAACTCCCACTAAACAAGTGATCATAATCAAACCCATCTTAATGACATTCCTCTCCACATCAGCTGTGAAGAACTTGATCATTCAACTACTCGAAGCTTATGCAAAGTCAACAGATAACACTATTGATGATAAAGCAGTAGAGATAGTTAGACGAAACTTATTCCCAGGAATTAAAGACGAATGAAGAACAGAGCCACTGAAGACCAATTTAACGAACTGCATAACCTTGTCACGACTGAGTTTCTAAAACGGGTCAAAAGTGGCGAAGCTTCTACTCAAGATTTAAAAGCAGCCTGTGATTGGCTTAAAACAAATGATATTAGCGGTGTAGCATATGAAGGTAATGCACTTTCTAAACTTGCAGCCGTTATGCCAAAGGTAGATCCCGAACTAGTACAGAGCAGACTTTATGGCAGGAAGCACAGCTGAGTATTACAGGAAGAATCCTGAAGCTCGTAAAAAAAGGCTTAAACAACAAAGCGCATATCAAAAAACAGCAAAGGGTAGTGCGATTAAAAAGAACGCTAATAAGCTTAATAGAAAACTAGGTACTTACGGTAATGGTGATGGCAAAGATGCTGATCACTATAAAGGGAGTACCACTAAAGGAAGGCTACAGTCTCCATCTATTAATCGTAAAAGCAGACTTAAAATTCGTAAATGACCCCACTACTACCAACCCCTGAACACTATTTATACAACCTAATAACCATGACAAATTCAGAAGCCAGAAAGCTCTGGAGAAGAGCTATTAAAGAGCACTTCAATTGTACATGTGTTTATTGCGGAAACAACTATGAAATTAATGAACTTACACTTGATCATGTCAAACCTAAAACAAACGGTGGAGAGAGCCTTACAAGCAATTTGGTTCCCGCCTGCAGAGCGTGTAATCAGGGCAAAGGTAGCAGTCATTGGCAAAGATGGATGCGTCAGACATATGGACGTAACCATGCCAGAGAACAACTTATTTTAAATCATATCAGCTAATGGCAAAAGAATTTACAGGTACAGCAACCTATGAATCCCCAAAGGATAAAGCTGATGCAAAAGAATACAAAGAGATGAGGGAAGCTAAGGAATCATATTTTGAAGAGAGAGGAAAACAGTTCAAAACGATGAGGTAGGGTATGGCTGATCGTGAAGAACTTAAAAAAAAGTTTGGAGATAGTAATCAAAAAGCTTATGTAGAAAGATTACAAGAAAAGTCTTCTGAGGCAGAGTATCTAAACCCAACTAAAACAATAACTGGTGTAGATAAACCAAATAGATTTGTCAATGAAGCAATACCTTCTCATAATCTTAAATGGATTAACCAAAATCATCCAGAATTAGAGGGATCATATATAGATTATGTAGGGAAACAAGCTAAATTTTTAAATGATACAGCATCTTTTTTATCTGATGAATTAGGGATTGATTTACATAAAGAACACCCTATCTCTGTGTCAGGTGCTGGAGATGTAAAGCTTAGTCCGACTACAGCTATTAGTAGTAAAGGTCCGAATGATCAAGGTTTTGCAGGTAACGCTAAGTTTAATAGAAGACTTCAAGCTGATAATGCTTTTAATAGACCTGATCTAGATCAATTAGGTGTAGCTAGTAATTGGCAATATTCAGCAGCAAACTTTGTAACTGATAGACCTGATATCAAAGACCCATCAGTAAGAGCAGAGTTAGGTCTAAAACCTATAGGACCAAAGGTAAGTAACTTAGGAATGCTTAAACTTCAACAAGGGGATCTAGATATAGATACCTTGCAGATGAAAATGTTTATTGAGCAGGATTTAAAAAACTCTGGTTTTGATATTAATACAG